TCAGGCAGAAGAACTACGGAGTTCTGATGTCATTTGGTTTGATAAGTGGAACCGTGGATTAGCAGATCATTTTGCTGACATATATAAATTAGAAGTTTGGAATTGGAGGGAATGGCGTAACCCGCTAGATAATAGTTTACGCATTAAATTTGATTATAGGAGAAAAGATCATGGACTCAAGTAGTGGATTAATAGTACTAGCAGTATATGGGTTGTTTGCATTTGCAATGACGTATTGGTATGCTAGGGGTTACAATAATAATAAAGAAGGGTTTCTAGTTGCTAAACGGGAACTTGGTACGTTTCAAGGCAGTTTAAGTATTTCTGCCGCTTGGTTGTGGGCGCCAGGATTGTTTATCTCTGCCCAACAGGCATATGTAAATGGCCTTGCTGGACTGTTCTGGTTCTGTCTAGGTAATTTCTTAACGCTAGGCGCTTTTGCTTGGTTCGCAAGAAACCTAAGAGATAAGGAACCTAATGGATTCACATTCTCTGGTTATCTAAAAGAAAAGTTCTCTGGTCGAGTACAGAACCTATTTCTCGTAGAGATGATGATCCTTGCTGTCTGTGCTTTTGCAATCAATCTGATTGCTGGTTCTAAGACTGTAGAAGTACTTACAGGTCTAGACGCTGGGTGGACTAGTCTACTCATGGTTCTAGTTGCTATACTCTATTCATTTAGGGCTGGACTGAAAGCAACCGTTATTACTGAGGTGATTAAGATCATCGTAGTGTGGACAGGTGCTGTTGTTCTAGTACCGTGGGTGATCATCAATGCTGGTGGTTGGGATACTGTTGTTGCTGGAATGGACGGAATAAAGAATCCAAGTTGGGTATCAGTATTCTTAGGTTTTGGTGCAGCTGCATTTCTTGGACATATGGGTGGCCCTTGGGGCGACAACTCATTCTACCAACGTGCATTTAGTATCAAAAAGAAATCTATTATTCCATCATTCGTGATTGCATCATTTGTGTTTATTGTGATACCTATCATGATGGGACTTCTAGGTTTTGTTGCCGCTGGTTCTGGTATGCAGATTGATAACGTGGGTGTAACTAATGCCATCGTTATTGCAGAGTTCCTACCTATGGGTGCGTCTATATTCTTTATGTTTATGGTCTTCGCTGGTTTGGTTGCAATTCTAGATTCTCAGTTTGCTTCTGTCGCTAACATGACAGGACACGATATCTATAATAAGTTTAGGTACAATAGCTGGAATATGCCAGACTCAGAAATCAAATGGGCACGATGGGGAATGTTACTTCTCGCCGCCGTTGCGTTAGGTATCTCTCATATCCCTGGCATAGAGTTAATGCATCTATTTCTATTCTTTGCAGTACTACGTGCTAGTGTTTGGTTGCCTTCTATGTTATCATTTCTTAAACCCGATCTAATCAATGAGAAAGGCATGTTCTGGGGAATCCTAATATGTGCTACTGCTGGTGAGATTTTGTTTGTTAGTGGTAAACTAGGGTTTAGTGATACTGCCTTTTTGGGTACAATGGTTGCAGTCTTTGGTTCGCCTCTGCTTGCAATTCTTATCTCTAAGAAACCAGATATGATTAGTACTGAAATTCAACCGTGAAAATACTACTAATCATAGGCCCCCAAGGTTCTGGAAATCATATCTGGAGTAAAATCTTGGGGACTTGGGCAAATTCAGAGTTTTGGGTGGGGCACAAAGATGAGCCCCACTCTCACCTCTGGGCAGATGTAGAATTATGGAAAGAACATAATTGGCCTGATGTACATACTTTGATATCTGTATCAGCGCCATTTGCTATTAACGGTACTACAATATTTCCAGACATTAAACGATGGAAGGAGATCATGACTGATCGTGGACTACCACATGAGATCGCTGTGATAACCAGAGACAAGACCATCAACATGTATCAGAACGAAAGACTTAGACCAGTAAATAACTATCAAAATTCTGTGGACTTCCTTAATGGGCTTGAAGTAGACGCTTTCTTGTCCACGGAGACACTTATGATCTACAAAGAAAAGTATCTTCAAGTTCTTAATAAACAATTAAAATATCCTATCGTAGCTCCTAAAGACCTTGATAACATCGTATCACAGTCTTTTAATGAAAAATATGTGACATATGTCACAGATTCACCCCTAGATAATGTCGTTAGAAAAGTATCTGGATATAAATAGCTGTAGAAATAGCAAGATAGACCATCTTGGGAAAGGCTACAATTATGAAGTACCTAGCATCTGTTTTTGCTTTGGTATTGTGCGTTTTACCCATACATCATTCTTATGGGGCAGATACAAATACTGTCTCAACCGTTGTGACCGACAAGGCACCACCAACAGCATCGGCACCATCGATAGTCATTAATAACAGTGACATCTGTAAGAGTGCCGCCAGCGCTGCAATTCAGACTCAGATTTTAGGGTTTGCATCTGGCATTACGATAACAGACGAAAATTGCGAACGGCTAAAACTCAGCCGCTCAATGTATGGCATGGGCATGAAGGTTGCTGCCGTCAGCATGTTGTGTCAAGACGCAAGAGTTTTTGACGCTATGTGGATGGCAGGCACACCATGCCCTTACAATGGCCAAATAGGAGATGAGGCTAAAACCTCATGGGAAACAAACCCATCCGAAACCCCTACTGGAAGTTTAGTGTTCTCTGAAGAGAGACTTAAAAAAAAAGAGCTGAACACGGAGAAGGAGAAGACCACGGAGACTCAGATAGAGGAAGAGAACAACTGGGACTGAGTGACTACGAAGATTTGAATGGCGATGGATATGGAATAACAGACGATTACGAGGAAGAAGAAACTTTAGATGAATATGCAGATGCAAATAAAGACAGCGAAACGAAGAGTTTTGGCTGGATCAATGGCGTGGGCATCCTTGTGGGTGTTGCTGGCATGTTCTTTGGTATTCCCCCAATCTTCTAAAGCAGCACAAGAAATCGTTACGGGTCAAACTACCACGGGAAATCTTGTCGGTACAGACTTGAACACTTACACTAGAGAAGGTAAAACATTTATAGGGCCAACTGGTCAAGGATGTAGTACAGGAGAGTTTTGTACTGGTGGTAAAGAAATAGGTGGTAAATTCTCTACAACTTTCAATCTACAGAATAGCATGACACTAGACAATATCAATAGGGGATTCACGCTAGATTCTGGCGTGGATGTTTCAAGTCATATTAGTAATGTTACTGTCCCTAATTGTGTAACTATGACTCAGGCCTCTCCAGATTGTAAGGATACATTTTCATTAACAATTTCACTATACAATTCTCAACACACAACAGGAACAGCAATACATACATTTGTACATCAAGTTGAATTAGACTTTAGTGGTGCTCGGAGTTTTCTCTTTCAAGACTTAATCCCTGCTAACGAGTTTTCCTTCATGACAGGTGAGTTTTCTTTGTTCGGCATAGACGCTGGGTTTGGATCAAATGCGTTTGGCCCTCAATTCTCAAACCCCACAATGACATCTACGTTTGATGTAGTATCTATTATTCAAGATGTAATTATAGATGTAATCGAAGAGATGGTATTACCAGAATTTACTGTTCCAATAACCAATATTGAGGTGGAGATAAATAACAGTACAGTAGAAGCTAATGCACCTATGCCACCAATGCAGATTGCAGAAATTCAAACTGTAGAACTGCAAGCCCCAGTAATGGTGTCACCAGTACAAACAACAACTGTTGAACAGATTGCCGAGGTGGCAACTACTGCTTCAGTTGAACAAGAAATGGAAGTTGTTAATGAACCTACCAATGAACAACCTGTTGAATCTACCGTCACTAATGGCCCAGAGCCGAGTGAGGAAGGTGGAACCAATAGTGCAACTACAGAAAATGAAGACGCCGACAATGGATCAACGGATAGTGGGGTACGAAGAGGGCCCCCAGCTGCATCTGCCGATGAACCAGAAGAAGCACAAACTGAATCTGCTAGTGTAAAGAAACCCACAGCGAAACAAAAGATTGCGAAGAAACGTGCAGCTAAACAAAAAGTTGCTAAGAAGATAATGAAACGCATGGGTGATAAAGGAAAATATGATAGTACGAACCAAGTACGACAACTAGTAGTAATGCAAGTACTGGGGAATACTAGAAGTTTTTTTAATGTTTCGAAGATAATACCAGATACGCCTGGTTTCTTTAATGAGACAAAAATACCAGACACATCAATATCAGACAATAATTACTCGGCTTATATTTTATTTGGAGGGAGTGACGTTGCTCATGACGCCTTGACGGCAAGCCAATACAGGAGGTAAAAAAAATGCCACTAGAGACAATACAGGCCATAAGCTCGCTATGGCCGTTAGCATTTGGAATATTAACTTTAGTAATTGTATTGGCGAAAATGCATGGTGCTATATCGACACTTCAAGAAAAAATAAAGAGTGCCTTTGAACTGATAAACAAAATACAGGAACGGCAAAGAGGAGACTAACATGGCAGAGGTAGAGGTAGCAGGCATAAAATTTCGTGGAGGCAAGATGGTAGCAGTTCTGATGGCTTTAAGCACATTGGGCGGCGGTATCTATGCGGGCTTGGAATTCTATAAAGATTATGCAAATATGAAACAGAAGATCGCCAATTATACGGCGCCAGACCTAAGTGGGATTCGTAAAAATCTTGCAGTTCTAGATAAGAAGATGGATGGCGTAGTACTAAGCGTAACAGAAGGCGTAGACTATACCAGAGATATCAAGAATGATCTAAAGAAAGATATTGGTCGTATTGAGAAACAGGTGGACAGTGTAGAACGGCGTGGTAAGGATGCCTTTGCTCTAGTACGAGAGAGTATAGAAACTAATGATTCTAAAGTACGTAAGATGGTATCTAATGCTACAGATCGTTTTGACAAACGTAGAGAACAGACACGATCAAATATGGACGATCTAGAAATAAGAAACAAAGCCGCAATGAAAACACTACAGGATAAGATCAACATGCAGATCAAAAAGGCTCTAGAAAATCCACTGGCTAATATGAGAAAGTAGTCATGCAATAATTACATATCGGTCACATCATAAAGACATGTCCAGAATACATGCCTCTCTTATACATATAGGTATCACATACAACAGGAGAGACTTATGATAACCAGAGATTACTTTGGTTACGATAATAATTCATTTGATATCGTAACAGACAAACTAAAGAAAATGTACCAAGGTACTTGCAATTTGATCCTTGCATTTGGATATGCCAGGGCAGCAGGCGAACTTAGTCGTGCAGGGCTTCATGCTGAGGCCAAATCATTAATGATGGAACTTAAAGAAAAATAAAAAGGTACTTGACATTCCTCTATCTTTGTGTTATTATCTATTATAAGGTCAAAAATTGAGAAAGATAAATAATATTATGGATGTTTACTTACACACTGCTATAGCTTTTGGATGTATATTTGGATCATATTGTGCTGGCGCTTTTATAGCCAAGAAGAATGTGGTCGAGAATATAGTTGGAAATATGCTTGACAAGTTGGAGACAGATGGATATCTCGCTACCGTTACGGACAAAGACGGCGAGAAGAACATTGTCACCTTATCTGAAATACGTGCTACAGCGGTGAAAGATGCTTTATCAAAAAATAACTAAGACTGTTCTAGCTCTTACTCTACTTTCTACAACTGCTCTCGCTACAGAGACTCCTTGTGACTTCAATACTAATGATCAAACGATCTATGAAGGTACAATAGACTCTGTGAGAGTGGTTGATAAGAAGGTAGAAAAGTATGTTGCTGATACATTCAAATGTACTATGTCAATTGAGGGCAGAGTACGTGGTCAATGGTATCCAGCAAACGCCTCGTATATATACGGCCCAGACGTTTCCCAAGAAAATGCTTGTACTAATGCTGAAAATCGTGCTAAGAAGTCGATTTTGAGGAAATTTGTACCCGAAACGCTGAAAAGTGAAAAGAATCTTAAATGTGACTTGACAAAGGTCAAGAAATCGTGTAAGGTAGTATACATAAATGCCCTTGTGGGCGAATTTGGTAAACAACGGATAAGGATGGTAAGTTGTGATGAAAAGTGAAGACTATATGAAGATGACATTGTGGGCTATTTTTGCCGCCGTGATCATTTTCGCACTAGCAGGTTGTGGAAACACAATGAAAGGTTTCGAGACAGATATTTACGAAAAGCGTAAGGCTGTGTCGGATTTCGTTTCTCCCGCTGAAAAAGCGGAGGAGAAATGATTAAAATAATTATTGCATTTATTATTGGTTGCATGGTAGTTACATACTACCCAGCAATTGGTACTATTGCAAAAAGCAAATTTCTAGAGTCAGATGGCGCTAGGGATGCATTGGTAAATACATTGAAGGAGATTAAATAATGAACGCCAAACTACTCGCAACCGTATCGGTGGTTGCACTAACTCTTGGCGCTTGTAGTGCCACAGTCCCAGTTTCGATGGTAGATACACCAGAGATTCGTTATCAGACTCAGAAGGTCGAAGCAGCTGTTGCTCTCATACCTTCTTGGTATAGTGAGATGCCTGAGAAGAAAGGTTCTATCTTTACTGTAGGTTCTGCTACTGCCCCAGATTTGCAATTGGCAGTTGATATTGCAACACTTAACGGCAAGGTTGTTCTTGCAGATCGTATCAACGGTAAGTTGAAAGCGATGACTAAATCATGGATGGCTAAGTTTGGTCAGTCTGATGTAGACACCCGTGTTATGAGTGAGATCGAAAAGGTTGCAAAGAATGTAATCGCTAATGTCGATGTCGCTGGTTATAATCCTGTTAAGGTAGATGTTTCTGCTGCTGGTACTCAGTTTCGTGCATTTGTACTTCTAGAGTATTCTGATAAGGAAGCTTCTAAAGTCATCTTCAATCGGTTACGTAAGGATAGGATGGTATATTCTAGGTTACGTTCCACAGAAGCGTGGAAAGAGCTTGATGCAGAAGTCAATTCATCTGAGAAGAAAGATGAAGGTACGTCACTAGAAAACCTTGAAAATGTAATCAAGAAAAACAAGGTGGTGAATGAAGACACTACTTCTTAGTACTGTTCTTGCACTATCCCTTAGTGGGTGTTTTTTGCCTTCGGGCATAAACCCCACTCTTGGGTGTAGTCCATTAACTGGATGTCAGCAGAAGGATTTCTATCTGCCTGGCAGAGGAGTATGGGCGCCAAAACAACCATTGTTAAACAAAGCGGTTGCTGGTGCTGGAATTATGAGTTTAGGTGCGGCTTATATGGTTAGGGGTCAAGACCCATTAACAATGGCGACTGCCGCTACATTAGGACTGATAATTGGTTATTCAGTCGGGGATGCTTTAGATAAGGTCGATACAATGTATGGAACTATGTTACTGAATCACACTCTAACACATAATCAAAATGGTGTGGTAAATACTTATAACAACCCAAATACAAATGTCTCAATTACTGCTGGGCCCATTAAGACGTTGGGAACTTGTCGAGAGTTTATTACTAACATCAAGATAAATACTTTGATGAAGAAGGTCAAAGGAACGGCGTGTCTAGAGAATGGCACGTGGGAATTGAGGGAACTATATAGATGATAACCTCACAAATGAAAAGGAAGAATAGTGAAACCTATTAACAAACGACATACTAACTTTACAGCATCCAACGCTAAGCCTGGATTGACTGTAGAGGTTCGAAATAATAATGTGGATAAAGCATTGCGTATTTTGAAAAAGAAACTCCAAGAAGATGGACTCTTCAACGAGTTGCGTGATCGTGAACACGCTATGACTAAAGGTGAAAAAGGCCGAAAGAGTCGTGCCGCTGGGAAGAGACGCCAGCAAAAGACATTGCAGAAACGCATGTCAGAATTTGGGTATTAATGAAGGAAAAGTACGAAGAGGAAACTATAGTATTGAAAGAGCATGAGAATTTAACTAAGTCAATGACGCCATCTAGGCATCACCACCCAATTTCGTGGTATGTCAAATGGATTTCTAGTTGTATTCTGGTGCTTGGGATGATCGCAACCACAAATAACCTGTACCCCTATAATATGGTACTACAGTTTATTGGTTGCTTTGGATGGTTATGGGTCGCCATCATCTGGAATGACCGAGCATTAATAGTTATCAATGCAATTGCTGTTGCGATATTTATTAATGGATTTGTAATGTTCTTTAAAGGATAAAGAAAAATGGCTAAAAAGAAAATCACTGTTTCTACTGAAAATAATAATTGGGTTCAACCTAAGACTAGGAAGAAACGTAAACCTATGACTGAGGAGCAGAAGATTGCTGCCTCAGAACGACTTGCTATTGCAAGGGAGAAGAAGGTCGCTGCTGATCCTACTTATGGTAAAAATGCAATTCACAAGTCTCTTTGGGATATGCCTGATGCTGCTCAACTACACCCAGACAAGGTAAAGGGTTGGATCAAGACTCAAAAGGAACTTGCCTCTACAGAACGGGCTCAAGTTAAACAGAATATCAAGGGAGCTATCGCACGCCTTGGTAGTCATGATGGATATATAAGAGAGATGCAACACTATCTCAAACACGGTGATTGGTCTTCTATGTTCTATGGTGAGTATCAGCAGAATAAGATTCGTAATCGTTGTGTGGCACTTGGTTACTATTGGTATGGCCCAAACATTGGGAAACCTAAACGTGACGTTGGAACTTTCTACCCAGATTTGGGACTAGTATGGGAAAAAGATATGGATGAGTCTGAAGGATGAAAACCGAAGATGGTAAAAACATAATACAGGGGCCTTGGAAGAAGGGCCGCAAAGTTAAGTTGCCCGATCTTGAAGAGGTTGATAAGATCAGCGAAGACTTGTACTTTGCTGATGAACTGACTCAATCTCTGCTTGTTGGAATGATCCACACTATGGGTGAAAATGGTTTCGATGTTAATGGTAAACCATTTGTCCATAGTATGGGATTTCTTATTGAGGCGGTTAGGTCAACAGTCTATAAAGAACTAAACCTAGTCCACCCTCTAACTAAGCTAATGGAAGATTTGACAGATATGGAATCTGATAAGGATGAATTGTCAAGCAAGTTAAATGAACATAGACTTAGTGTAGTATATGATATAGTATCGTGGGAGCTTGATGGTGATGACCCCGAAGTTTCATAGACCATTTTCCCCAATGATAATGGAGTCGTGTGTTCCGAATAGATTTGTTTCTATTATTAATCACTCAGCAGACGGCGTATTGAATGATGAGAAGAAATCTGTTCAATGGGATTGGTCACATAAACTTGTGGGCAAAGTTAGTAAAGAAATACAAATACCTATTATGCCTGATGAGATCGAATATACAAAGACGATCATGAAGGAAGCGTGCTTAAGTTATCTAGAGAATTCAATAGAGAACAAAACTGATCATAATTGGAAAAGGGCTGCTGGAAATGCAAAACCTGAGCTCAAAAATATTCACCTGACTCAAAGTTGGGTAGTTAGTCAATTTGCAGGCGAGTATAACCCTTGGCATCATCACACGGGAGACTTCTCTGCCGTGATCTATCTTAAACTACCACCTAAGATGAATGAAGAGCACAAAGAAGATAACAAAGATCACTATCCAGCAAATGGATTGATCGAATTTATGTTTGGTGAGAACCAGACATTTCGATGTGACAATATTAAATTTAAACCAGAAGTGGGCAAGTTGTTGGTATTTCCATCATGGCTTAAACATTTCGTATATCCGTTCCATGTGTCGGGTGAAAGAAGGAGTATGAGTTTTAACGCTCATATACAGTTATAATATGATACTAGTTGATATGAACCAAATTTCTGTTGCGTCTGTGATGATGCAAATGGCGATGAACAAGACTAACGAACCAGATCATGGTCAAGTACGGCATATGATTCTCAATTCATTACGGATGTATCGTTCTCGCTTCCTGTCTGAATTTGGTGAGGTTGTGTTGTGTTATGATTCGAAACATTACTGGAGGCGTGATTACTTTCCAGAGTACAAGCATAATCGTAGGAAGGGACGAACTTCTGATAGCAAGGATTGGGACGCTATTTTTGATTGTCTAAATACTATTAAGGAAGAAATCAAAACGAATATGCCTTATAAGTTTTTAGAGGTGTATGGTGCAGAGGCCGATGACATTATTGCGACAATATGTTCTGAGTATGCTGAGGAGATTATGATACTATCTGGTGATAAAGATTTCATCCAACTACAGAAGTTTCCTAATGTGAAACAGTATAGCCCTATTACTAAGAAGTTTGTAGATGGCGAAAATCCAGAGACATATATAAAAGAGCATATCTTTAAAGGAGATTCTAGTGATGGAGTACCGAATGTACTTTCACCAGACAATACCTTTGTGGATGGATTGAGACAGAAGCCGATGACTAAGAAGAAGATCGAAGCGTGGTTAGATCATGATTTTGAAGATGTGGCACCAAATGACGAAGTTAAACGAAACTATCAAAGAAATCGTAAGTTGATTGATTTGAGTTACACCCCAAAGGAACTGTCCAGCGAGATACTTGAAACATATCGGGACGCTCCAAATGGAAACCGAAGTAAGATATTAAATTATTTTATACAAAAGAGGCTAAGCACCCTCACTGAATCGATAGGAGAATTCTAAAATGGCTAGAGAAAATAATGGTTACACCCCCCTTTATTCCGAAATCTTGGAAGAGGTGAGTAAGAAGAAGAGTAAGAAAGAAAAGGTACAATATCTACAGCTGCATAATTCAGATGCTCTGAGGATGATCATCAAAGCTTCATTTGATCCAAAGATCGAATGGTTGCTACCCCCTGGCGATGTTCCTTTCACACCGAATGATGCCCCAGAAGGCACTGAACATGGCAATCTAGCATATGAGTCCCGTAAGTTGTACCATTACATTAAAGGTGGTAACGGTAAGTTGACTCAGAACAAGCGAGAATCTATGTTTGTTCAGATGCTCGAGAATCTACATCCAGATGAGGCAGATATTCTAGTTGCTGCTAAGGATAAGGTTTTGCATCAGAAATACAAGGGATTGTCCAAAAACGTAGTTATGGAAGCCTTTAATTGGGATGATAACTTCATGGTAGTCGAGCAGGCTAAATATCCACAGACGCCTGGTGGAGCCAACGGATAATCTTTTTTAAAGTTTTTTCAAGTTTCCTTTAAAATCAATGACTTACAAGGTACGATTTTGCTTGACATTATCCTTTTAGTGTGTTACTATAAGGTATAATCAAGAGACAGAGACTTCTGGAGATGGAATCACCATCTAGGGCATGTGCCACCGCTAGTCTCTTCAAAGGAGATTTAATGAATAAAGTGATTGATGTAGGTTCTACCTTAATAGAAATCAATACTAAGAAATTAGGTGAAGCCTGTGGTTGGATTGGAATGATTCTAATCCACGGGGCGACTGCTCCTACTTCTATTTCTGTTCTAATGGGGTGGAGTAGTGCTCTTCCCCCTTTGAACTTTATATTGTTGATATGGGCAGGATTGTTCTTGTTCTTAATTAGGGCAATTGTTGCTAAAGATGTGTTATATATGGTGTCCAATGCAATTGGATTTGCCCTAAATAGCTTGCTTCTTAGTTTAATTGCTTTTTCTTAGAGGTTTAAATGAACTATATTAATGTAGTTGGTGGAACGAAAACGGATAGGGCCCTTGCTAAAAAGGTCGCCCTATTCTGCATCAAAGAATTGATGCCAAGATTCAGTACGTTAGATATTGAGATTATGTTTACAAAATGTCTAGATGATGGTGCTTATGGCTTTTGCTACGGCATGGACACGGATCGTGAATTTACGATTGAGATAGACAAAAGAATTACAAAATTTAAGAATGGTAAGGTCAAGAAAAGTGGTAGAGATATCTTCATTGAGACGCTTTGCCATGAATTTGTTCACGTTATGCAGACTGCTAAAGGTCTGATGGTGGACAGGGTTTATCCTAAGAAATTAGGATATAGAAGGTTGTGGAAAGGTGTCGATCATACAAAAACGACATATAGCAAACAGCCTTGGGAACGTCAGGCATATAGGATGCAGGGCAAATTGGTAACAGACTTTAAGAAGAGTGAGAAAATATGAGTAAGATGAAGAACTTTATGATGGACATGGAAGAGTTGGTAGATTGTGCTTTGATCGAAGGATCAGAGACTTTCAAGGAAGTTGGGAACTACGTGATGGCAAACTACAAGCCCATGTCATTTGTTGATCTTGAGTATTGCAAAGAATACTACAACAAAACCATCAAGGAGATGTAAATGGATATAGGAGCGCTAATCGCTGGACTGCTGTTTATAACACCAGTTCAGGCAGACATGTCTAACGTGAAGTCGGCACAATGTCTTGCTATGAATATGTATCATGAGGCTAGAGGACAAGGAGTTGCTGGCGTACTGGCGGTTTCTTTTGTCGTTCTAAATAGAGTTAAGGATAAGAGGTTTCCTTCCACAATATGTGAGGTTGTGAAACAAGGCCCTGTTAGGGAAAGTTGGAAAACTAGACAAACCAAGAATCCTAATGATGCCAAATTTTTTCCTATTAAGAATCGCTGCCAGTTCAGCTGGTGGTGTGACGGCAAATCTGATGTACCTAAAGACAAGGTAACGTATCAGAGGTTGCTAGCAATATCACAGGGAATAGTTGATAAAGACTATACCTTAGTTGATATAACAGATGGTGCTTTATTTTACCATGCTGATTATGTAACGCCCGGCTGGGCAAAAACGAAGGTGAAGACTGTAGAAATACAGGATCACATATTTTATAGGTGGGAAACCAAATGACATTTGATGAGTATCAAGAATTCGCTAGATCAACGGCAGTCTATCCAGAAGACTGTAAAGTAGTATATCCAACACTAGGTTTGTGTGGAGAAGCAGGCGAAGTCGCAGAAAAGATTAAGAAACATATGAGAGATGGCCGATCACTAGTTGGAGTAGGACTTGAACTAGGTGATGTGCTTTGGTATATCTCTGCTCTTGCAGATGATCTGGGGGTAACTCTAGAAGAGGTTGCACAGGCGAATGTAGATAAACTTCAATCACGTAAAGACCGTGGTAAGATAGGTGGCAGTGGGGATAATCGTTGAACGATTTCAGCGAGCATGCTCGCATGAGCCATTTCAGATTCATAGAAGAGAATTTGGATGTCAAAAACATCTTACAAGAAGTATTAGATAATCCTCAAGATTGGGATGTCGCTGGTAACATCAAGGGTGCTTCTGGAGACTTGAAACCGTATGGATTTCTACCATTAACGATGGCAGTGATTCGTGCAGCAGGCGACGATCCCAAAAATACGGAGTTACAACAGGACACTCCGTTGAGGGTAAAATATAAAAAGATAAGAAAGTTTCTTAAACGACATAAGTGTCAACAACACTCTAGGGCTGCCTTTTTTAAATTGGCGCCAGGAGATCAAGTAGGTTGGCATATAGATGACGGGACTTACTATCTAACTAGAGACAGATACCACTTGTCTCTACAAGGAACGTATCAGTATTGGGTTGGAGATGAACCTAATGTTGAAACAGCAGAACTTCATACTATTGAACCAGGCACATTCTTTTGGTTTGATAATAAGAAGCATCATCGGGCCCTTAATGTAGGGGATGTTGATAGAATTTCTTTTGTATTTGACGTACCTAAGAAAAAAAGTAACCCATAGTGACTTGACATATTATAGTTTCTGTGGTATATTAAGAACATCATAACGAATAGGAGTATTTTATGGTTTTAGGTTTAGCAATTTTTGGCGGCATTATCGTTGCCAATACAGCATTATATTTAATTGGTTCCATTTTTTGAACGTATTTTATTTAAATCGTGACCCTGTTATAGCTGCACAAATGAGTTGTAACAAACATGTGGTTAAGATGATCTTGGAGAGCGCTCAGTTGCTCTCCACAGCTCATCGTGTTCTAGACGGTGATGATTACGCCGACTTAGCAGGAATGTATAAGTTGACTCATAAAAATCACCCTACCAATATCTGGGTTCGTGAATCTGATAAACACTATGATTGGGTGTACTCCCATATGATAGGACTCATGCAAGAGTATACGTATCGCTATGATAAACATCATGCCACTGAGCGTCTAGAATTTGCTCTCTCTAACTGTCCAGATAACATCCCTGTCGGAGACTATCGTGATCCGCCCCAATGTATGCCTGATAATTGTAAGGGAGATGACGCAGTTCTAGCTTATCAAACTTACTATATAGTAGAGAAATCTGGGTTCGCACAATGGAAAAGACGCAGACAGCCGGAGTGGTTTAATGAAGACAGCAAGAGAATCCTATTGGGATTACATGGGAAGAAGATTGCGTGAAGATAGAAAAGAACGTGGTGAAGAACCAATGACGCCGAACATGACTGATATGGCAAACCTTACAGAATCGTATTATAATGTTTTGAAACGTACCAAAGAACTTAGTGACAGGGTACACGATCTAGAATACAAAGTCCGTACAATGGGCGGCGATTCTAGACAATTAGAATTAAAATTTGGAGATTAAGTTGCCTACCTATACATTTATTGACGATTCCATCAAAGATGGAGAAGAGTGGGATGACTTCATTTCCATGTCTGAGAAAGAAATTTACCTCGCTGCAAACCCCAATATAAGACAGGTCATAAAACCTGTAGCTCTGGTTGGAGATCATATGATGGGCGTTGGCCCTAAGACTGATGGAGGTTTTCAAGAGAACATGCAACGTATCAGTGCCGCTCATCCAGGCAGCCCATTAGCAGACAAATTTGGCGGTAGCACTGAGACACATAAAAATATTAAACTACGATCAGCTCTAGACAAAATGAAAAAGAAAAAAGGAATTACATAATGGCATCTAAAAAGAATAAAGAAATTCAAATTGGTAGTCTGCTACCCATTAAACCTTTAACAGAATCCCAAGGTACAGTATTTAAGACTTGGAAGAAAGGTTTGAATCAATTCCTTTTTGGGTGTGCTGGTACGGGTAAAACATTTGCTCCGTTGTACTTGGCATTGAATGATGTACTTGATCTAAAGACACCTCAAGACAAGGTGATCTTGGTTCGATCTCTTATTCCCACACGTGAGATTGGTTTCTTGCCTGGCGATGAAGAGGACAAGGCCGCCCTGTATCAAGTACCGTATCAAAATATGGTACAGTTCATGTTTGAGCAACCTAACGAACAGGCATTTAATAATCTATATGATCGCCTCAAGGGACAGGGTTCTCTCTACTTCCTATCAACTTCTTTTCTAAGGGGGTTGACATTTGATAATGCAATCATTATAGTGGATGAATGTCAGAATATGAACTTTCATGAGCTAGACACAATCATTACCCGTGTAGGTAAAGATTCTAAAATTGTTTTCTGTGGTGACTTCGATCAGACTGATCTACAGCGTACCAATGAACGTAATGGTCTACATGACTTCTTACGTATCCTTGAAGAGATGGAAGAGTTTAACTGTACTGAGTTTACAATTGGAGACATTGTACGCTCGGGTTTTGTTCGTAGTTATCTTATCAACAAAACCAAACTAGGAATAGGGATGGAATAATGGACTTAGAAAAGTTACAAAAGCAACTAGAAATTGACGAGGGCGTTAAATATGAAATTTATAATGATCATCTTGGGTACGCTACTTTTGGTGTTGGCCATCTCGTATTGGAATCCGACATGGAACATGGACTCCCAACAGGTACGGGGGTTTCAGAAGATAGAGTTAATGAGGCCTTCAGATCGGATTGCGAAAGTGTCTTGTCTGACTGCAACATCCTTTACGAAGACTTTGAAGATTTGCCAGAAGAAGTTAAACAAATAGTGGCAAATATGATGTTCAATATGGGGCGTCCTCGCTTATCCAAATTTAAGGGTATGAAACGTGGTGTAGATGCCCAAGATTGGAACGCAGCTGCTGATGAGATGGTAGATAGCGGTTGGTATAAACAAGTAACTAATCGAGCAGATCGACTAGTGGATAGAATGAGGAACGTATGAGTGAAAATGTAACACATCGTGTCAGTGACAAAGTTTGGGATTATGATGCAATTGATGCCCAGCGTAATGAAGAATGGGGTGGCATCCATAAACTCGTAACAGATCATGCCGTAGAGAAGCGTGTAACAGCACAAGAGATTGCTAAACGAAACTCTATATTTTACAACCATAAAGAGATTAATAAATAATGTTCAACCATTTAAACGTGGAGTTGCCTCCTATAAGTGCAACAACAACAGACGGTGTACGCCTTTATGAGACACCAGAGGGTAACAAGTACCCATCAATCACAACCATTTTACAAGTTCGTAATAAGTCTGGACTTGATCAATGGCGTAAACGTGTGGGCGAAAAGACTGCTAACTACATTGCTGGTAAAGCAGCCGCTCGTGGTACTAAGGTACATCACATGTGTGAGGACTATCTAAACAATATGGAATCTAATTTTCCCAAAGATTGGGAGAAGCATAAGAAGGATTTCCTGCCTTTTTGTTTGTTTGGTCAATTAAAAACCGTTATTCAGAATATAGATAACATACATGCACAAGAAGCAGGCCTCTATTCTGATAAATACAAGGTAGCAGGAAGGGTTGACTGTATCGCAGAGTACAATGGAGTGCTGTCGATTATAGACTTCAAGACTTCAACCAAAGAACGCAATGATGAATGGAATGAAAACTATTATATTCAATGTTCGGCTTATGCAGAGATGTATGAAGAAAGAACTGGTACAGAGATAGAACAAATTGTTATTCTATGTGTAACCGAAGACGGCACTGTACAAGAGTTTGTAAAAGAGAAGTATGATTACCTCGATTCATTGGTAGAAACCGCTACCATATGGAGAGAACAAAATGAAACACCTAATAGCAATATGGGCGGTGTTTCTGTTAATGGGTTGTCAGACCAACAATAATATTCCCAAAGACAGCATATCGTCTACACCAATAGTAGAAGCAGATGAAGAGCTGGCAGAAGAATCTCAAAAAACGCCAGAAGAACCAAAAGTGGAAGGTCAACTAAACCAACCTCAAGTTGGTGCCTTTGTGGTACACAGACCAACTCTATGCGGGGATGCTGTCTCAATAATGACGGGAATTGATAAGAATTCTAAAGAAGAACCTGTTGCTTTTTGGACTGATGCTCAATATGGACATAAGGTTATGATGCTTCGTAATGATGAGACTAAGACTGTTAGTATGATTGAATGGCCTAGGCCTGAGATTGCTTGTTTTATATCAGTTGGTACTGATTCTATGATGAAACCAGCTGAAGATGTTGGACAGAAAGTAGTTTATAAAAGGGACTTGACATTTGCACCTTGATATGGTATAAATAGTATACAATTTGATGATACGAATTGAAAGCTGAACTGGACGAGGGGGCAGTACCCTCCGCCTCCACCAAAAGGAGACTAGAATGCTAGAGATATTGTTAGGGGATTCTGATGAAGACCCCCTTAGTACGAGAGGTTAGTAAGTGGATGTTTAAAGCATATATCGTTTGGAGTATATGTGCTGACATTACCCTACTAGCGGGTTTAATATACCTAGTCTTTTTTTGATGGGGGCGAAATAGGATCGACAGGCAGAGATAGATGAGTGGAGAATTGTCGGATGACTCCGTTATTGGTCAAATTAGTAAATGCAAACGATAATATTGCATATGAGGATTTCGCACTAGCTGCGTAATCTGTCGGGGTTCGGGGAGTAACCTAGCAACAGAATACTCCCCACTTTATTCGTAAAGGGGGTTGACATATACATAAGACTATGTTATACTCTGTACATAATAAGAATTCGGGTGAAAGCTCGATGAGTTTGGAAGTTCTCTTGTAAAAACTTCACAATAAAAGTTGATGCTTTTTTCAACTTATTTGTCATGTAAAGGATATTTTATGACTATTACTACCCAGGCCGCTAAGGTCGAAGCCGCACTCGTAAATGGTGCATCACTAACCGCTAAACAGATTACATCACGTTATGGTGTTAAGAACGTCCGTTCGGTAATCAGCAAACTTCGTTCTGAAGGTCTTACGATCTATCTGAATAAGCGTGTGTCCACCTTTGATGGCCTATCGTATATGAAGTACATGATTGGTACTCCTACACGAGCAGTAGTTGCAGCCGGTTACAAGGCGCTACGTGCTTAAAACGTAATACCTTGTTGACCGATAGACAGGTCATTAATTAGTGTCTATCGGGTAATGCCGTAATACATTCGGGTCATGCCGTAATACATGCGAGTGGGGTCTATGGTTAACCCCACACTTTATTATTTTAATTGGAGAAGACTATTGTCATTGAACACACCGAAAACTTTCGCTATCAAGATAGAAGAAGTTGTTAAAGAAAAAAAGATATCACATATGGATGCTGTCCTGTGGTATTGTGAGGATCAAGCAATTGAACCAGATTCGGTTAAGAGTTTAATCTCCAAAGCGTTGAAGGAAAAGATCGAAGCTAATGCTAGAGATTTGAATTTCCTTCCCCGCCAGGCACAATTGCCAATATAGCTAGGAGCTACTATGTTTATTCTACTTGCAATCATTCCACTTATATTTGTAACCGCCAATGATGAGGCGCTAGACAAGTTCGCAGAAGAACGTGCTTTAGGTGCAGAATGGCACTACGTAGGTAAACAACCAGTAGACCCAGATGCTAAATCTATACCCCTACAAGTAGAGGGTGAAGAACCTTATATTTTATATAAGTTGAAAATGCCAGATGCAAAATAGTCTATTACAGGCTATTATAGTATTATTACCAACGTACATTGTCGCCTATTTTACAGACAAGATGATATACGTTATTCCTATGTTGGCTGCATGTTCGTTTATTGCAGCCAGTTTATCTCCTGCTAGTGTGAGAAGTAGAGTTGAAGAAGATGGCTACCGAAAAGACGATGGAACCGATTGACGTTTATTTGATGTATTGTGCATTGAAGGCTCATTTCGGCAAGGGTGATTACGACTACATCACCTATAAAGGTAAGACAAAGATCAAGAGAGAATCGTTCTATAAACGTAAAGATAGAGGTTTCTTCGCTCGTATATCTAAGAAGTATTCAAATCCACAGGATTACTTTATAGCAAATTTCATCAAGGACAGAAGTGGCTATGTTGCTAACTTCACTGATGAACATTATCAATCGTGGAAATTAAAGAGACAAGGTTTCTTTGAAGAATTTTTAGTTGAACTACAACCCCTAATCAATGCCCCACCGTTTGACAATCTTTTTAAAGTTGAGGATGGCACTCATCCTAAGCTCTTGAAAGAATTTCTTGGTGGGCGTGTGTCTATAGAGACAGTAATTATATTAGATGAACTGGTTGGGTTCAGCGTAGAATGGGATCAAAAACTGAATGAGGATGTTATATGGCCTAACTTAAAAAAACTTATGAAAGATTACAAAAGGTTCTTGACAATTGATGTCAAGAGGTATAAACTAAAGCTATTGAAGTTGATAGAGGAGTCCAATCATGGATGAAAAAAATAAGGCCATTTTGGCCAAGACGGTCAGAGTCGAAGGGTTCTTTGAATCCAAGACTGCCGAACTTACAGCTCAAGTTTCGAAACTTGAGGGAGAGTGTGCTGAGTTGGTAGTTTCCAACAAAGAACTCTCAGAGCGTTGTGCTAAGTTAGCAACACGCCATCCTACGTGGCCGCAAGGTTATAAACCACGTAAGTATGTGAATAACGGAAGTCGATGACAACTGTTGTTGTAGTCGGTGGTGGTACAGGAGGCGCACTAACGTGTGGCCTCCTTGCTACTAATGGTTATAATGTTATATCTGTACGTAGTGTAGATATACCTATAATTGGTGTAGGTGAAAGTTCTACTCCACCACTCGTAGCCGCATTAAATCGTATGGGTATTGCCAAGGAGTTTGTTGAATCAAATAATTGTTGGCCAAAATACGGTGTTGTCTTTGAAGGTTGGGGTGATACTCCAATGGTTGGTGGATGGCCTGTTAACGGTAGACGTAATGAATGTATTACCTACCTAGAGGGTTTAACGAGAGGCGAAGAGATAGGTCGTATCGGTAGTGAAGTCATAGATGGCAAGATGCCGTATATGGTAGAAGCTGATAGGTTCTATACTACTATAGCATTGCATATAGATTCTACTGATACATCTGAGTTTATATTTGATAAGTTTAAAGATAAGATACAAACTGTTTATGGTAATGTTGTTGATGTCCAAAAGGGCTCACAGGGTATTGACCATATACTAGTTGATAATACTGGCGCCAATGGCGGTGCCACAGTATTATCTGGAGATTACTTTATTGATGCCACGGGGTTCAGTAGAGTGTTGATTAAAGAGATGACTGATTCCTTTATCCCGTCAGAGATACCAACGAACTCTGCTGTGTTTGGTGAGATAAAGAGATTAGATAAGGCGCCAAACGAGGTTTTGTTTGGATGGAATAGTATGATGACTACCGCTAAGACAGCGACTGCTGGGTGGATGTGGAACATACCACTGAGAGATAGATACGGTTCTGGGTATGTTTATAGTTCTGATTTTCTTACAGAGGAAGAGGCAGAGAAAGAGTTTTATGATTATAGTGGTTGTGAGAAGTTTGGGCATATGCATTATACGCCTGGATGGATGGCTGACCCAGCAGTAGGTAACTGTTTCGCAGTAGGTATTGCCGCTGGATTTTTAGATGCTTTGGACTCTCCGTCTATTGGATTGACCGTACTACATATTATGAGTTTCATGAGGAATAAGGAAACGCCCCATAAACACAATAAGTACTGTTCTGGTGCATTTAATGAGTTAGAAGAATACCTCTTAATGCACTATAAAACCTGTAATAGAACTGAAGCATTTTGGAAGAGCTTCACTCACTTTACAGAAGAGGAAATGAAACTAAGATTTGTGATGGCAATAAATTCTAAGGATTGGGATGATAGGTCTGTTAGTGGATTCACTAATAGTGCCACTGCTAGAATTATTACACACAGAATGAAAATCGATGAAGACTATGCTAGTATGATATATGAGAATATACCTCAAGCAGAACGAGATCAAGCAAAGATTCAATGGATCATGGCTAGAGATCAATTCGTACCATTTTCATACGAACTGTTTACACGGCACGTATTGGAAGCAACTAACATCAAAGAAAGAGAAGGACAGTTTAGATGAGTAAAGTAACATATGTCGATCACATGGGATCAGACCTATCCGTAGTTAACGCTGCTAGGGTTAGTTTTGCAAAAACGTCAGAGTGGATGTCTATACCAGAAGCAGGCCCAACAGTGGGTCTTTTGACTGAACAAGATGAGAAGATTATTAATTATCTTGCTAAGCATAATCATTGGAGTCCTTTTGGTCATGCATCTTTACAAATCCATGTCAAGGCCCCAGTGTTTGTTGCCAGGCAGTTGGTTAAGCACCAAGTTGGATTGGTGTGGAATGAAGTATCTCGTAGGTACGTAGATCATGAAGTAGAATTTCATATGCCCGATGTGTGGCGTGGTCGTGCTGATGATAAGAAGCAAGGATCGTCTGAAGAAGAGATTGATATCAATCCTAGACATTCTATGGTAGATGATTATGAACAGGTTTGTCAGAAAGCAAAGTGGACGTATGAACACCTTCTAAGGCAGGGTGTGTGTCCAGAACAAGCTCGTATGGTACTACCACAATCAATGATGACTGAATGGTACTGGAGTGGTACACTAATGGCATTTGCCCGTGTATGTAATCTACGATGTAAACCAGATACACAACTTGAGACACAGATGGTAGCAAATCAAATAGATGAGATAGGTAATGACCTCTTCTCTTATTCATGGGGAGCTTTGCGTAAGTGAAGGACTTTGTTTACATAAGCAATCACTACCGTAATTGCTGGAAGTCCTATGTTGAGAACATTGAGAAATGGGATCACTGGGAACCCTTTGATGAGGATTTTAAATTTGAATTTGATTTCCTATTAGAGAAAGAAAGCAGGCAACTAAAGAAAGTCAATAGGTTGCCCAGTTGGTATCTTAATGATGCTCTTGGTTACGGTGATGAATTTCTGTTTAGGACTAGTAACAAGTTCTATGAAGAGGTCGAATACAAGTACACCGAAAACCTACCAGCCTTTAAAGACATTATGATAGAGCGTGCCACAGAGATGCGTGATATGGGTAAGATCATTGATGTTCTATATTCTGGTGGTATTGACAGTGTTGCTATACTTCTTGCCCTTTATGAAGTGTGTCCCAAAGATCAGATAAACGTAATAACATCTGGGTGGGATGCGATAAAAGAGTATCCTAAAGCATACAAAGAAATGATAGCATGGACTAAAACCACCCAGAATACAGGTAACATCTTTGGGGCCGCAGATATACGTAACCATCTATTCACCACGGGTTGTGAGGCAGATAGGTTATTTGGTAGTACGGGATACCCTCATAGTAGGAACACCAACAAAGAAAGATACACCCATGAAAATGACTACGATTACCACCACAAGCGCTGGTGGGAAATAACACAATATACGTTGCTAACACAATCGTTCCGTTTTCTACAGAATATTAAGGAAGACTTTGATATGAATCATTATCAGCCGTTCTTCCTATGTCCCCAGATACACAAGTTCGCCATCAATCAACACATTGATCGTGAAATAGTTTGGCACACAAATACATGGAGTGGTGATGAATTCCTAAAGTCGAAAATGGCTATTAGACATTTCATCGCTGGATTTGATCCAGACTATGCATACAGCAAAAGAAAAACTGATATGCCTCTGAGTGTTCAATATGGGATGGGTATGCCATTCCAAACAATATATAATGTGTGGGCCATAACGTCAGATGGTAAGATTGTCAATCAAGATAATATCATGGATTATATGGATAGGGAGTATCTAACAATATGACAGACTTAGAAAGAATGATTGTACTAGTCGAAGAGATTGGTATGATGAAAAACAGGTATGAAGAAAATGCCGGCATGGGAAACCTCAACACAGCAATATCTGTGTTAGAGCGCCGTGTTGAAGACTTAAAACTTAGAGTTGAAGCGACAAGGCAATCATGCTAACTAGAGAACGAAACAAAATATTTGAGTTTTCACCTATGATCAATTTAGATAATGCACAGAATAAGGCTATTGTTTTTGGTAATGGTGAATCTAGGAAATGGTGTGAAGACAACCAGCATAATTGGAAAGATATACCTACATGGGGTTGTAATGCTATCTATCGTGACTTCTGGGTAGACAACTTAGTGGCTGTAGACTATGCCATGCAACAGGAAATATACACTTCTGATCTACTAGAAGAGCAACACGATTCTGATGATGTTGAGCAGGGGTCAATGAAGTTTCACTTTGCTAACTGGAATCCTATTCCTGCTGAGATTGCAGATATGATGTTCATGGGACAAGACGTTCCAGAGGAATTTATCCATAGGACTCCTAGAAGTGGCAACCACACAGAGCAGTGTGTAGTGTCTGGTAAGGAACCTAGTAAGATACAGGAGAGCATCGAATCGATGATCAAGCAGTTCCCCGATCTTGATGAGTTAGACCTAATGCTCAAAATGGGGAAGGATGTGGGTGTTTGGATCACCTATCTAAGAGACGTTGATTTTGTTAAATCAATAGACTTCCCTGTCGGGTGGTCTGCTGGTAATACAGCCCTACATCTTGCATGTCAAGAAGGGCCAAAAGAAGTATACATGTTGGGATTTGACTTGTCATCATATGACGAGCCTCTAAACAACATATATAAGGGGTCAGATAACTATCTGCCCAGTGATGCAAAAGGTTTTAACACAATCAATTGGTTTAACCAGATGCAAACAGTGTTCAGCGAGTTTAAGGATATTACCTTTAATTGGGTAGACCCTATTCATCGTGCTGGAGAGATATCTAATGTTAATAATAATAACATAAGGTACTTGACAAAAGAAGAACTCTGTGGTATATTACATATACGATAACAAAAAAGCATATATTTACATAAGGAGATACATATGTCGTTAAGTACACTAAAGAAGTCCAATTCTTTGGACAAACTGCTCGGTGCAGTCCAAGCAGAGAACGCCCCCCAAGAGAAGAAATCCTACGTGGATGATCGTATCTGGAAGCCAGTAATGGATAAGACAGGTAACGGTTATGCCGTAATTCGTTTTCTACCAGCAGTCGATGGTGAAGATATGCCATGGGCAAAGGTTTGGAACCATGCGTTTCAAGGCCCTACTGGTCAGTGGTATATTGAGAACTCTCTCACTACCATCAATCAGAACGATCCAGTATCAGAATTGAATTCTAATTTCTGGAACTCTGGAGTAGAATCTGATAAGGAAATCGCTCGTAAGCAGAAGCGTAAGTTGCAATACTTCGCTAATATCTTGGTAGTTCAAGATAAGGCTAATCCTGCCAATGAAGGTAAAGTTATGCTTTATCGTTTTGGTAAGAAAATCTTTGATAAGTGCATGGAAGCAATGCAACCAGCATTTGAAGATGAGACTCCTATGAATCCTTTTGATTTCTGGGAAGGTGCAGACTTCAAGTTGAAGTTACGTAAGGTTGAAGGTTATTGGAACTATGATAAGTCAGAGTTCGCTGATCCATCACCTGTCTTTGATAATGATGAAGAGATTGAAGCACTGTGGAAGAAGCAGTATCCGCTTTCGGAGTTTACTTCTGCTTCCAACTTCAAGTCTTATGATGAGTTGAAGACTCGTATGGAGACAGTCTTGTCTGGAACTACTAGTGTTAGTAAGGCTGCTGAGATGATGGTTGCAGAACCATCTACTACAGTTACAGTTGATACTGTTGCTGTTCCTGCTCCGTCTGTGTCTGCTTCATCTGATGATGAGGACACTATGTCCTACTTTGAAAAACTTGCAGATAAGGGGTAATCTGATAATGCAAAACTATTTAGCATCGGCAATTGTCGTAGTTACTTTAGTGTCTCCAGCCATAAGTCTGGCTGGAGATAAAACTCTAACTGTTCCTGTGCCCAAGACCATCACACTAGTTTGTTCTGATGATGTTGAGCAGGGGTCAGTTGTACTTACCAATCCACCTAAGTTTAGTTGTAAAGATTATGAAACTATTCAAGGAGTTGTTGGTTTGGGTATTACTATTGGGCCTGATTCTAAGGCGTTGGAAATCTCTCAAGCAATTAAAGATGCTAAGAAAGAACCAACCTTCGTAGCCAAACGTAATGTAATGCCTCCACTAACTGCTACTAAGGAGTTTGATATTGATCGTAGGGAGAGTAATCCTATTGTTCAACAGAAACGGTTGGAATTGGTTAGAGCTAACCGCCTAGAGTATTGGCGTGCTTGGGATCAGAACAACGGTACTTATACAGATAAGTTCGCTGGTATCAAGAGGAATCGGTCATTTTTCAATGACTGATGGTAAGGCGAAACGTCTCCCTGTCGCTGAATAGGATTCGGGCTAAAAAGATCGCTGTAAAGAAGAGCCCCTCATGGAAACATGGGGGGTTTTACTTAGCTACGTACCACAAGTAACCCCAAATTAGGGCAACAACACCTATAACTATAATAGTACCACCAATGTTGTTTATCAGTTTAAGTAACTTCTGACGCTTCTTCTCTCGTTCCTCTTCGAATTTGAGTTTAGCAATCTTACGTCTCTCTTTATTCTCTTCTAATCTTTCATCTCTAAGGTCTAGTATCTCATTCCATGTATTGAAACCAAAGCGCTTGTTTATCATACGTGCCATCTGTGCTATAGATTCTTCTATCTGCTTCTTCTGAATAACTTCGGCAGTAATATCTGACATGGATTCTCCAGGCGTTTGACCATCATCTTTCCATTTTTTAGATAGGAAAGACTTCCACTGAGGATCGCCTTTATGGAGTTTATGTTCATTCTCTATATTGTATTGTGCTTGAAATACTTGATCTACATAACCAGCGACTTCTGAGGGGTCTTTACAATTAGAGATCATCCCCTTCACACCGGCGACTGCTGCTTTAGATAACGCAAGTGCGTCCACACACATCTTTAGACCTAGAGCTACTTCTACTATGGCCATATGGGATTTCCTTTTCCTCTATGTCTATAGCAACCCCAATTTATCAGCCCTGGCTGAATCTAGCATGTCCTTGCGCTGTAACTTGTACCTGAGTTTTTTTGTTTATAACGGTGTTGCTAGTGTTAAATTGACCACCACCACCACTTGCTGCACCTAGCATCGCCACGGTAAGAGCGTCTATAGATTTTGTTAATTTCTCATTCCAAAGCGAATCACCAGTACTTGCACCATCACTTGGTGCTTCCACGGCGGGTGGAGCACCAGGCATCGTTGTTTCCATACCAAGAGATGCTCTCAAGGTAGCTACATTTTTTGATGCCTCAGTGAACTTAATTTCTGGACTTGCTAAACCTTTAAGTTTTGATCCAGAACTAAACCAACCTTTACCTACCGTACCACCCATAATTGCTACTTCTAGGGCGGGGATAGATTTCATTAAATCTCCTGTAAATCTAGATATTGACATTCTTGTCGTACCAAGACTACCTAATTTTGCGAACTCTTGTAATGCTTGTACATTCTTCTTGACCTTTAAAGGATCAATGTCTTTTTTAGCAAATGTCTCTAGGTCGGTCATAGGGTCACGATCTTTTGTGAATATACTACCTATACCTGTCATGAGATTACCAATCATATCTCCAAATGTGGTTGGGATTTTAAGTCCAGTTAAACCACTCATTGCTGTAACATATGCTTTAATACCTTCTCCATTCGATTTGATTTTTACTACCTCTGCGTCTGTCACAGTTGTTTTAGCAAACATCTTTAAATCATCTAGTGGGCTCTTAACCTTACCACCAAACATTTTTGTCAATCCATCAAATGCTCCACCAAGCATATTAAATACTGAACCTAATGCTTTACCACCACTACCAGCAGCGCCGGCTGCCATGGCACCAGCAAATGCAACCATCGCTTCAGCATTGGCCTTTATCTTAACTACATCGATACCTGTAGCTGCACTTAATTTCTGCATACCCAATATTTGGGCATCTAATACACCCTTACCACCAATTGCTTTACTAACTCCATCCATAATCTCAGAAACTGTATTGCCCGCACTAGCAATGGCCTTTCCAACACTACCAACAGCGCCGGCTGCCATGGCACCAGAAAATGCAAGAGCAGCACCAGCAAAGATCAGAATCTTATCTTTGGAAATACCTTGCGCTGCACTGATCTTTTGCATACCCGATATTTGGGCATCTAATACACCCTTACCACCAACTGCTTTACTAACGCCGTCTAGTACTGAACTAACTGTATTAGCAAGTGCCGCAACAGCTTTCATACCCATCGCAGCAGCGCCGAGTGCCATTGCTTTAAGATATTCCATCATTGCTTCGGCGTTGTTTATAACACCCTCTTTGTTTACAACTGCAAGACCAAATTTTTGCATTGCTTCTAACGGTGGTACTCCACCTATAAGTTTACCAAGTCCACCAATAGCTCCAGATGCAAGAGTACCAACAGCAGCAAGGGTAGTTCCACCAGCACCCAGCGCCATGGCGCCACCGTATGCAACCATTGCTTCAGCGTTACTTTTAATGTTTTTAGCGTCCAGTTTAACCGCACCAAACTTCTCCATCTTTTTGAATAAAGTATCTTCCGATGCCTCAACACCAAATAATTTACCAATACCATCAGCGGCAGCACCAATCAGATTACCAACTGCTCCCATTGCTCCACCAAAACCTTGGGCGCCTAGGCCGAGACCCATAGCACCCATACCGATACCAACTTCTTCAAGTTTCTTACCATCTAAGACTTCAAACCCCTTCATTCCTGCTATAATAGTAGGGAAGGCCTTGGTGTATAGGGCCATACCAAGAACAAGTGGCGCCATAAATGCGGCGATACCAACACCTAAACCACCCATGACCAAAATGAATGGGCCAATAGAAGCGACACCAGCAGCCATGCCAGTCATAAATCCACTTACTAGTCTACCTATTCCAGAACCAATACCACCTACTGCTTTAGCAATAGATGCGAATATTCCACCAGACTTTTTATCACCAGAGGATTCTGAACCGGCGTCTGGGATTGATCCCATAGCTGCAGCAATGGTTGAAAGGTATGCGTTATTCTCTTTCGCCATCTGGTTGCCTTCACGCTTCTCTTCAGCGGAGGCAGAACCCTTAGACTTAGTTGACCTTGCTAATATCATAGCAGCTTTGTCTAATTTAGTTGCAGTATTAGCTAATTTGTCTATGGTGTCACTAAATTTTTTAGTATTGTCATCAGCCATTATTTGCTATCCTTCTTTCCACCAGAACCAACATAAAGACCAAACCATGCGGCTCCTGCTCCTACAATGACACTTACAAATGCACTTTGAGGAGCAGTAGGTTCTGGGATTGCCATGAACCATTCTGTAGTACGCCAGAACATGATACCATATAGAGTAATCAATGCCCTGGGCCAAATACGCCATTTGTCGATAACGGAAGAACTGATATGATTATACCATGAGGTTTCTTCTACTTCAGTAGTGCTACGATCCACTTCAACAATTGTGATAGGATCAGATTTTCTACTTGCCATTTTCTATCTCCGTTATGCGACTATCGTTGTTCTTTATCTGTACATTGTTATTTAGGGGAGTTCGGTCAAAAATTATCTTTTCTAATTTAAGAAAATCGATACGTTCATTCGGCACATAACGCCATACATAATCCCCATCTAATTCACCACCTTTTTTAGTTACCCCAAATACGGTCTGTGATATACCTATCTTAACGATTAAGGCACGTTCTCCATCAATAAGAACATGATCACCCTCTTGAAACTGCTTATTCATGCTAAATGCAAGACCCTTGCTAAACTTA